TGTCATACCTGCAAGGCTATAGTAGCAACCTTAAGATCTTACACAGAGACTAAAGAGTTAACGTGGATGTGCAAAGAAAAGCATTTGAGTAAAGTAACGCTGGTACATAAACGAAAGAAGGATTATGAGCGAGAAGAGCGAAAGTAAAAGAATAGGTGCTACGCAGCACAAGAACTCAGGAAGAAACACCGTAAAGGGCGATGCTTCTTGGAATAATTTTGTAATTGATTTTAAGGAAGTGTCTAAGTCTTTTACTTTAAATAAAGAGGTTTGGGCTAAGGCTGTAACAGATGCTCTTAAGAAAAACATGGATCCAGCAATAGTTGTGGTTTTAGGACAGGGTAATAACAAAACAAGATTAGCCATTATTGAGATGGATATACTAGAACAATTAACGGATAGGGTATAATAGTAATATGGAAAATATAGTATTTAATAATTTATTTACAAGAGAAGAACGTGAAGATCTTGCTGCCATGGTTCAACACGAAATGGAAACAAGACCACACGTTTCAATTTTAGTAGATGAAAATGGTTCTTTAATTAATCAAGATGATGTAGTAATGATAGATAGAGACAATGGTAGATTGATGGCTGAAATACTTCCAACACCAGAATACATTGTTGAAAAATTAAAAACAATAGTTAGAGAACAATATGGTGATTGTGAATACATTAGCACAGTGTATGCAGAATATTCTTCAAACACAGGCAATCCAAAACTTAATGGTCACTTTGATGCAAAACTTGATACAACTTTAATTGACTATCAATTGGCTTCCAATACAACTTGGCCAATTACAGTAGATGGAACAAACTATGAGTTGATAGACAATCAAGCAGTTCTTCTTAGACCATTTAAACAGTATCATGGAAGACCACAAAAAACTTTTGAAAAAGATGAGTATGTAAATATGTTATTCTTTTTCTTTAAAAAACCAACAAACAGAGAGTAGGGTTATCTAAGATCATGTTTCAAAAATTACAATATATTGAAGAGTTAGAAAATGGTTTTGTAGATAATAAAGATTTTGAAGTATTTTCAATTAAGGATGTTTTTCTTGAAGAACACATTAACACGTTAAAACATCATTATAAAAGGTTTGAACATTATTATACAACCGTAGGCTATGCTGGTCAAAGAAAATGGGTATTTAGTTATCCAGAAATAACTCAAAGACTTGAAGAGGTTGTTAGCAAAGGTCTTGGAGAAAAGGTAAGATTAGTTGATGCAGAGTTGTGTGTGTATGCTCCAGAATTTGGGTACGAACCAAAACTTTATCCACATTTTGATAATCATGCTAAAGATGGACAAACAGTAACTGTTTCAGTTGAACTTGATTCTAATATAGATTGGAATTTAGTTGTTGAGAATAAAAAATATAAAACTAATTTTAATGAAGGTGTTGTTTTTTCTGGAACGCAACAGATACATTGGAGAGAAAAGTACAAATTTAAGAAGTTAGATTATTGTGCTGCTGTGTTTGCACATTTTAAATATGAAAACAATAGGCCGTTAAGTCCTAATCAAGATAATATTATGCGTTATTGGGAAGTAAAATATCAACAAGAGTCAGGAATTGTTTTAGATCCTGTTGGTTTATCAGAACAATCTTTAAATAATTGGGGCGGCAAAAATAGTTGGGAAGCAAAAGTAAATGAAGTTTTTCAGGAAGGAAAACAATAATGTCATTTGATCCAGCAATATATAATGAAGAGTTAGAAAAAGGAATTGTACCAAATAGAGATTTTGAAGTATTTGTTTACAAAAATATGATTACTGAAGAACATAATAAAATTATCTATCAGGAAGTTGAAAGAGTAAAGAATAACTTTATTACTCAAGATTTTGTTGGACACAGGGCTTGGAATTTTTATAATGAAGAGTTACAAAAATATTTAACTACTTGGATAAGCAATCTTTTGGGTGAACAAATGATTTTAAGTGAATTATCTTTTGCAAGATATTCTCGCGAGTATGGTTATGAACCAAAACTATTTCCACATTTTGATACTCATGAAAAAGATGGACAAAGAATAACCCTTGACATACAACTAAATGCTACTACACCTTGGGCAGTTGTAGTAGAAGGTGAGTCTTTTAATTTAGAAAATAACGATGGTTTAGTTTTTGCTGGAACTCAGCAAGTACATTGGAGAGAAAATAAAACATTGTCAGATACAGATAAAGTAGATATGTTATTTGTTCATTTTAAATATGCTGATCATAGACCTTGGAGCAAAGATCAAAAGTTAATTTTAGAATATTGGTCTCATAGGTTTAGAGAAAAAACTGGTATTGAAAGACAGCCAGTGCCAGTAAAAGTAAAGTGATAAAATGAATTATAAAGATGCTCCAAATAAAGTTGTAGATAACTTCTTTACAGAAGACGAAATAAAAAAAATATATGATACAGTGCAAAATACTGATCGTACAGATTTTCAACAATATCTAAGTTATGTAAGTTGGCATATTGAATTGCCACAAGATGTTATAGATAAGGTCACTAAGATTGCTGAAGGCATTGTTGGTGAAGGTTTGGTTCTTGCAGAGTATAATTTTTCTAGATATCAAAAAACAATATCTGATTGTAAGAAACTATGGTTTAATCCATTGTTATTTCCTCATATTGATGATGCTTTTGATGGTCGAAGGTTTACAGTTGATATACAATTAAAGTCTAATGTTAGTTGGGATATAGTTGTCGACAATTGGAAATCTGAGCAAACGTTTACACTTAGTGACAATCAAGCACTAACATTTTCTGGAACACATCAAGTTCATTGGAGACCTAAGAAAGAATTTAAAGATGAGGAATTTTTAGAGGCTTTGTTCTTACACTTTGTTCCCAAGTTTAATAATTTTAAATCTAAAGAAGAAAAAGAAGAAATATTAAATAAGAGAAACTACCAATATAGTGTATGGGAAAAAACACCTGGAATTAGTTCAAACCCAACAGAGGGTTCTTATTAATGACCAAGATGCATAATTTTTTAACAGACTTTGATAAGTATAATGTTAAACTTCCAATCTATGTTGAAAAACCTTTTACAGAAGATCAAGCAAAATTATTAAGAGATGTTATTGAAAAAAATAGAGACATAGTAGTTGATGATTTAATTGAATCAGATGATGCAACAATATCAAAGATGAATAGATTTTATCCTAAAAAAATTACAATTATGTCTAGAGAATTAATAGAGTTTGAATGTCCAGCAGAAATAGAAGATGTAATGAACTCATATGCAAAGCCAATATATAAAGAAGAAATAAAGTTGTGTCATTATAACTATATTAAATATGATATGCAATATGGAGATAATAAATATGCTCCATCACTTCCTCCTCATATTGATGCTGATGAAAATTTAGTTACATTTAATTATCAAATTGGTGGCAATGTTGATGACTGGCAATTAGTTATTGATGGTGAACATTACGATCTTAAAAATGGTGATGCCATGATATTTAGTGCAGTTAATCAAGTTCACTGGAGACCAAAAAGACATTGGAAGCCTGGTGAGTATGTTGAAATAGTTAGTTTTGATTATTGCCCTCCAGATAATTATAGATTTACAGGAGATGAAAATCCAATAGATAATCAACATCATCCTGAACTAAGACAAAAATATATTAATGATTTAAATCAACATCCAAGATTTCAAAAAAGTTGGACACAGTATCATGAAGAAGGAAACAAACTAGGAATAGCAGGCAATGACAACGGAGGATTTGGTCTTGGAAACTGAAAACAGTAAAACAACATTAGAGATGGTTAACGGTCTTGCTGAAATAGCAGAGTATATGCAAGATGAAGAATTGACTACAGCATTAACATTTATTGCAAAGGTTATTATTAAACCAGATATACCAATGAATGTTGCAACCATAGAAATTGTTAGATTGCAGGCAATTGCAGCAAAGATGTCCTTTAAAGCAACTTGGATGACTAATGTTGATAAAAACGATAGAGCAAAAAAGAATATATATTATACTGCTGCAGAGTCAATTAATGATTTAGTTTCTGCACTTAAGTACATTACGCGATAGTCTGCTATACTATATTAAAAGGACAAACATGAAAAATTTATTACAGCAAGTTATGATTAAAAAAGAAATACACAATGGAGATGTAGACTTTACTAAAGGTCTAATTGAGTCAATTGAAAAAGGATATACTGCAAACTTAAAACCTAAGTATGCAAAAAAATATAGTTTTTCTCCATCAACATTAGTATGGAACCATGGTGAGTGTGCAAGATTTTGGTATTTAGCCTTCGAAGGAACTGTGTGGGAAGATAATGCAGATGCTTACGGTGTTGCTAATAGAACAGGTGGTAATCTAAGTCACGGTAGAATTCAAGATGCTTTATTAAAATCTGGTGTTCTTGCTGAAGATTTAGAAATGGATCCAGAGCCAAGAAAGTATAATAAACAAATACATCCAGCAATGGAGTTGGCTGTAAGATCTGAAGATCCTCCTATCAATGGATTTGCAGATGCTATGTTACATTACAACGGAACTGATATTGTTGGCGAAATTAAAACTGTGCCAAACGAAGGTTTTGAATATAGAAAAATGCATAGAAAACCAAAGATGGATCATCTAAAACAAGTTCTTATTTATATGAAAGTATTTAAAAAAGATAAGGGTGTATTGATTTATGAAAATAAAAATAATCATGAGTTGCTTACACTTCCTATTGAACTAAACGATCATTACCGCAGGTGGGTTAACCAGGCGTTTGATTGGATGAGAACAGTTCGCAAAGCATGGGTTGATCAAACTATTCCTAAAAGGAATTATAGATCTAACTCAAAAATTTGTGCAAGATGTCCAATTCAAAAAGCATGTTCTGAAGCAGAGGCGGGAACTATTAAAATAGATTCCTTGGAGAACCTTGGTGAAGAACTGTAAATGGTGTGAAAATAAATTTAAAGCAAAAGTAACATATCAGATATATTGTTCTGAGGAATGCAGAGAGTCTGCAACTAAAGAAAAAATTGCTGAAAGATATGTTATTTCACGTAGACAAAAAAGAATTGGTAAGACTAGAAAGTGCAAAAATTGTGGTAATGATTTGTCAATATATAATGATGAACCAATATGTACTTTTTGTTTAATTAATCCAGTAGAAGTTGTTAAGGCTTTAAAGAAAATGAGGATTATTATTAATGACAAAGAATAAATGGGGCCTAGAGATTATGCCTAATAATATTTGTGCAATAGATGCAAGCACAAATAGTTTGGCTTTTTCTGTTTATAGTAATAAACAACTTAGTTTTTTTGGAAAGATTAATTTTACTGGTAATACAACATATGAAAAGGTTGGGGATGCTTGCATAAAGACTCAGGCACTATTTGATCTTTATGATATAGATGCTGTGGTTATAGAGCATACAGTGTTTATGAATAGTCCAAAGACTGCTGCAGATCTAGCCCTTGTACAGGGGGCCATTATAGGTGCTTTAAAAGTTTGCGGGGTATCAACAATAGGATCAGTGTCACCAATTACATGGCAAAACTTTATAGGTAATAAGAAGATATCAAAAGAAGAAAGAATATTAATTGCAAGTCAAAACCCTAGCAAATCAGAGTCTTGGTATAAAACATATGAAAGAAATTTAAGGAAAGAAAGAACTATAAGGTTTGTTAATACTATATATGATAAAAACATAAGTGATAATGATGTTGCTGATGCTTGTGCTATAGGTCATTGGGCTATTAATAATTGGAACAAAGCGATGAGGATTGAGGAGTAATGCCAGAGTTAAATGCAAACATTCCACCCATAGAATGTTATGTTAGGGGTAATTTTTTAAGAGACCAACAAGACTCTCATGATCAATATTTTCCTGTGGTAATTTTTGGTGTGTCAAGTATAAAGTCACGAAGTCCGTTGTTTCATTTCTTGATGGAAGATGGTGGACTTTGGTGGAGAATGCCAATTAATGCTTTTTGTACTAAACCAGATACCCCAGAACAACCACTATATAATTTAGTTCTTTGGAATTCATTTAGTCCACATATATCAGTAACTAAGTTTGAAAATTTAAGTAACATGAAGATGTCTTATTTAGACAGAACTAAGCAAAATATATTTGGAAAGTACTTGTTTACTTTAGACTGGCATAATCCAGATAGTAATATATTGAATGATGGATACTCTGAAAACCCAGGTCAACATAAGTGTGGGCATGTTATTCAGCGTGATGATGGCAACTTTGCTATACAGCCAAATAATAGGGTTCGTTTATACGAGCCATCGTTTGTTACTAAAAAATCATTAGTGATAGATAGATTAATCAATACAAATGCTTGGGATGTTGAGGGGTACAATAAGTGGATTACAGAAGACTCTAATGCCTATAACTATGATATCATTGATACAGAGGATAGTAAATAAGATGGCTTCTGGTAAAATGTATAGTAGTGAAGTTTTTATGCGTAAGAGATATCTTATGGATAGAAAATCACCAGAAGAAATTGCCAAGGAGTGTGGATGTAGTGTTGAAACAGTATACGTTTACTTGGCTAAGTTTGGATTAAGGAAATCAAAAAGATGAACATTTCAACTCAACATACAATTGCTGATGTTTGTGATAATATAAAAAATATGCTTATTGAAAAAAATAAATCATACGGAGATTCTGCCCTTGATCCAATTAGAATATTTTCTAAAGCAAGTTCAGATGAGCAGATAAAAATAAGAATTGATGATAAGTTGTCTAGGATATCTAGAGGTTCTGAATTTTATGGAGACAATGATTTAGATGATTTAATTGGATATTTAATTTTACTTAAGGTTTCAAAAGTTTACAACAAGGGAGAGTTATAAAATGAAAGATCAATTTGATCCTAAAGAAAAAAGAACAGAAGAAGAAATGTACGACAATCTGTTTAACTATAACGAACAAAATAGAAAATATCAGGCTTTGCCAAAACAAGATGGTGTTAACCTGTATGAAAGCCTTAATAGTGAGTTTACCAAAACTGCAAAACAAAGTTATAAGACTTTACTACAAAATGAAAAAGTAGAACTTCCATTTTCAAGACAGTTAACTGGATGGAATAATTTAATTGAAGGATTGTATAGAGATTCTAAAAAACTAGATGATAGCCAACTATGGGTTGATTTTCCAGAAGATGGTTTTGTTCCTAATAAACAAGGGTACAGATCAGATGAGTTTAAAAAAGATCATGAAGGAAAGCATGTTTTATTTAACGGTTGCTCTGTAACTTATGGACAAGGATTATATACAAATGAAACCTGGTCTTATTTGTTGCATAAACTAATGTCAGAAAAAGAAAAGGTTTCTGGTTATTATAATATTGGTACTCCAGGAAAAAGCATATTTGATATTGTTGCAAGTACATTTAAGTATATCGATAAGTATGGCAATCCAGATGTAATATTTTTAGATTTACCAGATCTTAATAGGTTCTATGCATTAAACTCAGATAGTACTTCGGAGTTTGATAAGCCTATGGGGCCAAGTGATACTTTTTATGCAATTAATGATAACTATAGACATTCAATTGTAAAACAAGACACAACCTTGTCAGTATTTGTTCATACATTATATATTTATATGTATCAGTATTTAATGTTTTTAGACATATATTGTAAGTCACATAACATAGAACTATATATATTTTCTTATGTTAGAGGAACCGATGCATTTTTAAGGTTATGTAATTTAGATAATTATTTTGTAACTACTGACTCAGAACAAATGCAACAAATTGAACAAAGAGTATTTGATTATACAGAAAATCATAAAGATGATAAGTATACAATGATTGCTAGAGATGGCAGACATTACGGTACAGCGTTTCATTATGTTTGGGCAAATATGCTGTATGACATATATAAGGAAAAAAATAATGTCAACTGAGCAAGATTTGGTGCAACATTTAGATCAGGTAAACAAAGTTGTTGAAGAATATTTAAAGGGAAATGATCCTACAAGAATATCTAAACAACTTGCAATACCAAGACAACAAGTGGTTAGTTTAATTAATGAGTGGAAAGTCATGGCTTCCGCTAATGACGCCATTCGTGCTAGAGCAAAAGAGGCACTAGTAGCAGCAGATACTCACTATAGCAAACTAATAACAAAGGCTTATGAGGTTATTGAAGATGCAACAACAACGGCTAACCTAAATGCAAAAAGTCAGGGAATTAAGTTAGTATTAGACATTGAGTCTAGAAGAATTGACATGTTACAAAAAGCGGGGCTTTTAGAAAATAAAGAATTAGCAGAAGAGATGGTACAGATAGAAAGAAAACAAGAGGTACTTATGAACATATTAAAAGATATTGCTTCTGAGTATCCACAAGTACGTGACGAAATCATGAGACGACTTTCAAGCATTGCCAGAGAAAGCGAAGTGGTTACCGTTGTCCATGATGTTTGATGATTTTTTAGAAGTATTAAAAGATAATCCATTTGAAGAAATTCCAGTAGACGCTAAAACATTTATTGAGCACGAAGACTATTTGGGACAACCTGCACTATCTAAAATTCAGTATGACATAGTTGAGGCTATGAGTCAGATTTATAGAAAAGAAGATTTGATAGATTTGTTGGGTGAAAAAGAAGGTACAGAATATTATAATAAGTATACTAAAAATGAAATCATTCTTCAGTTAGGTAAGGGTAGTGGTAAGGATTTTACTTCTACAGTTGCTTGTTCTTATATTGTTTATAAGTTACTTTGTTTAAAAGATCCCGCTAAATATTTTGGTAAACCATCAGGAGATGCTATTGATTTAATTAACGTTGCTATTAACGCACAACAGGCTAAGAACGTTTTCTTTAAAGGTTTTAAAACTAAGATTGAAAAGTCTCCATGGTTTATAGGAAAGTTTTATGCAAAGGCAGATAGCGTAGAGTTTAATAAATCTATTACAGTTTATTCTGGACATTCAGAAAGAGAATCACATGAGGGTTTAAACCTTTTGCTTGCAGTGCTTGATGAGATTTCTGGTTTTGTTTCTGAAGTTGGCACAGGAAATGAACAAGGTAAGACTGCAGAAAATATTTATAAAGCATTTCGCGGCTCAGTAGATTCTCGTT